AGGTATTCGATAGTCTTTTCTACTGCTAATTGAACAAGGGTAAATTTTGCCGCTATTCCGGCGATACTTATACCAGAGGATTCCGCAGCACCCTTAAATCCATCTACCATCTTCTTTTCAATAAAGGTAGCAGACTCAGCGGTTTGCTTTTTTATCTCTTCTAAAGATACTTGTATTTTAGATAGGTCTGCGCTGAATTGTACATATGCAGTTCCTAATGCTCCGGTATCCTCTGGCATTATTCCTCAACAATACTCATTTGAACTTTTCTAAATACGTAAACAATTTTGTCAAGACAATCTTCTCTATTGGCTACCTGACATATTTCCATAGCATCATGAATCGCACAAATATTTATATCTATTACATCCCCCATTCCTAATGTTATGTACTGCTTGTTTACATAGTTCCAAATCTTCACCACGTCGTAATTCTCTGCAAGAAGATTTGGTCTGCATCTATCACATGGTGGTGGATATCCTTTTCTACTCCAATGAAATTCGCATTCTTCGCAGGATGACCTATCTGGGTCATGTAGCCATTCTACGAAATTTAGGAGTTTTTTAGTTCTTCTTTTTTGCTGTTATCTGTTGCTTTTCTAAGAAGTTCTAATTTATCCCGAATAAAAGTAGCAAACCTTAAGCTGCCATTCATAAGAAGCTTTTTCATTTCTGTGTTACAAGGTATTTCTTCACCTTTAGCATCATGAATCAACCAATTAACAATACAGTATTCCCATATTTTCTCGCTGTATATGTTATCATCGGTTTTGTCCTCTTTGAAAATGTAAGGACTTCCATCGACCACCTTGTATTCCCTATCAGTTTTGGTTGTACTTTCTTTTACTATTTTGCGCACAACTTCGAGTGGGCAAATTCTAAGACTTACCCACTCTCCTTCATCAAGATAGTCAAACCTAGTTTCTGGATTAAGATTTTCTAAATCAATCATTTGTATCCTCCTCAGAATACCCCTTTATTTGTGTTTTAAAGCCCGTAGCAGCGTTTTAACCTCAAGGACAGGGAATTATTATACTAAAGCAACTCTTCCGCTTACCTTAACCTCAAAATCAATCTTTCCTACACCATTAGCACTCATGTCAACACTGCGTACTTTTATAACAAGCATCGAACTAGAACTATTGCCCGTTACGTCGCTTATATATCCACTTGTGCTATTTATCATGAACTTCAGGTTAGTGAGCTTTGAACCAAAATCTAGGGCATCATTGAGCAACTTCTGGCCGGTACTATCCGTAGGGTCATAGCTCCCACTAAAAGTAATAGTCCCACCATCAGCAAGACCAAACTCATAAATCTTTTCCTCACTACCAAACGGAGTGATATCGATGGTGTCTCTCGTTGCTCCAGCCATTTTCCACGTTCCAATCTCAGCTACTTCATACGTCCCAAGTAACACACTTCCTTTTCTTCCAACATATACTGCCATAATTTAACCTCCTATTGCTTTATTCTTTATTTGCTCTGCTGTGCTTGTGCTATTTTCAAATGCTTATACAATTCCCATGTTCCACGACTTATCTCCATAAGGGCAAGATGCCCGATTTGAAGACCAGTATCAACAAATATTTTATGTCCTGCTTTTCGGACCTTATTACAAAAGTAAAAATCTTCCCCAACAGTTCCTTTTTTTGTCTTTGCGAATTTAAACCATGGTTCTGGTATTTCATCAAATATTTTCATATCAAACATCAGACATCCCGTTCCTGTTGCGTCTACTTCAATTAGTTCCCCATCTTCCCAATCAGTAATGGTTTTATATTTGCCAACGCTTCCTTTAATTATTAATGGGTCAAAAGGGGGATAACGCCTATGTACGAGTGCCCCAACAATCAGTCTTCCCCGTATGTCTTCAAGCAGTTTGGTAATAAGATTACTTGGGTATACTTGGTCGCAATCCATCATAAGCAGGTGTGTAGCTCCTGTTACTTGTGCTCGTTTTACTATTTTGTTTCTCATTTGATCTAGTTGCCCAACATCTCCACGTTCCCGGATATACGTAAAAGGAATTTTTTCCATACAAATAAAACTGTCAAAAAAATCAGAATGGACGATATCGTGACTATTAGGTATTCCTATGCAAAGACGCCGGTTTGTTATCTCCAATTAATACTCCTTCATTATAATATATATGTTTTTCAAGGCTTTACGTTATAAAGCAACTTGTTTATGCCAGAAATCAGAACCCCACTTTTCTGCTAGATGGGCATCATTTATTTGACATATTTCTCCGTAATCAATTTGTCCTGCTTTTTGCATAAGAGAAAAGGTTTGACTGCCAATATGATGAACATACGTATCAATAATAATTCCTATTCTATGCTTTGATTCTAATGCCCTTAAGCAGAAATCAATTTCCTCACCACTACAGGGCCAAAGACTTTCATCAAAAGGTCCAAGTTCTTCCCACAGAGCTTTTCTGAATACCATACAAAAACCAATTACAAAATTTACCTCTTGTGTTTCTCCTTTATGCTCCTGGTAATAAATCAAGGCTTGTTCATCAAGTTCTTTCCTATTCTCGTATACAGGAAGCAGAGCTTTTTGATGTCCAGCTACATAATTAGTCATTGGACCAACTATATCGTATTCATCAAGATGGGCGGTAAGCCGTTCTAACCAATTTGGCGTTACAATAACATCGTTATTCAGGAGAACTATTATATCTCCCTTTGCTACTTGAATACCCTGATTAACCGCAATAGGGAAACCTTTATTCTCTTCGTTTCGTATCACTACAGCCTTATCCCAATTACATGTAAAAGTTAGTTCAGAACCGTTATCAATAAGGACCACTTCATACTCCCCATTGGTGTTATCATAAACGGCTTTAAGACATTCCTTCGTAAGCTCAAGATTATTATAGATAGGAATTATGATCGATACCATTTTTATCTTGCCTTCCTAAATAAGCCAATTCCACACTTATTATACTTCTCCGACACATATTCCTTTACAAGTTTCCATCTGCTATCAACAAGTAATTCATTGAATAGTTTATTACATCCCCAAGGATACCCTACTTGGGAATCGTGAAGGATAAGACATCCGTTTTCTTTAAGGAAAGGTCCATACATTTCTACATCTGCTCGCACCCCTTCATAAAGATGATCTCCATCTATCATGAGCATATCAAAACTAGTGTTCATTTCGCGTATTTTCTCGCATATCGAATTATCGTGGCTACTACCTATTAGTTCTATGCGAGAAACATTATTAAGCACTACAGGCCTTAAAACAGCTTTAGGATGTATATTGTTATCTACCAGTACATTCACATCAGGACTGAAATAATGGTTAATGATAAAACAACTACCACCACTTGCACTTCCTATTTCAAGATAAGAGTTTATTTCTTCTCCTGATTCAAGAATTGTTAATATACACTGCGCAAATTCATCTGGTACTTGCTGACAGTTTATGTCACCAACAAATTTTCCTCCAAACGTGGGGATATCATCACTCCCACAATTTAGAATAAATTCTTCAATTTCTTCAACGGTTGGGTATTCTTCAAAATCTTCCATTTATTTTCTCCTATGTTTTCTCTATGTAAATTCGGTAGTCTATGGGCATCGACCAGAAGAGATCAGTTTTTCCTTTTGCATGGGTTTGTTCCCGTCTCATGTAAACGTGGGTATATCCTGATACTGATAAATCACACCAATTAAACAGGCTATCAAGTTTTGTATAGATGCTATTTATCTCTCCTATTGTCTTCGCTCGTATTGTAAATTGGATAAGGATATTTTCAAAATCTTCTCTAAATTGAAATTCGTAAACATCTGATAAATTATGAAAAACTACAAAAGGCATACCATCATTAGCCATGCCAGTAGTTTGTTGAGCTTCTTCATTGAAAAATCTAGGCAGGGAAGAAATACTAGTATCATATAAAGCAAGATAAAGACTATTATGTACAGGTGTGGGACTTCCACTTGTGCTATTGAATAGTGTCATTATTGCAGTATCAACTTCAGTCATATTACACTTTTCCCAGATTCATTATTTTGCTCCGGTATTTCTCAAATGCTCTGCGTAAATAAGCAACAGGACGCATACCATTTGTCCATACAAATTTGCCATCTTGAGTAGGATATACCCATGGGGTTTGTCTTCCCCCGCCACCTTCAGCATAAATACCAGTGCCCAATTCTACATAAGCGCCATATTCAACATTATTTCCAACAACCACAATAAATTCATTATCCTTTGCTTTTGGTTCACCTACTCCGTCACGACTTGCTGTTACCTTTATCCCTGACCCCAATGAAAAGGTTTCACCACTTCTTGTTCCCAATTCACTCCTACTCCAATTGGTAGTAATACTTGCGCGTAATCTTCCAAGATTAACGGGACAGTTCCTCTTTGCTTCTGCTTCAATAAGAAATCCTATGGCTACCATTTTCTGTTGTATAGGCAGCATAAGTTTTCCCATTGCTTCTTCTATATCCATATCTACTTTTGCCAATTATGTTCGCTCCAATAAATCCATTTTTAGATACATATTTTGCTCATCGATATTATCTACGCTTTGTATATCAAATATTCTCGTAGTACTTGGAACTTTAAGAAAACATTTCTCATTTATTACATAGGGAATAGGATATTCTGTGATGAAGGTGTGGCTTGAATATATACGCCATTTTCCTTCTGCAAAGGTTTTCCTTCCCGAAGTAGGAGAAAGTACACCAAGCAAATATCCCAGATCAGTTTGTACTTGAAGAACTTCTCCTTCAGCACTTATACTATCGGTTACTTGAGTAAGGATTACTTTCTTTTTCCGGCCTACCATTTAACATAACCTCTTTTGGTAACGATCAAGGATTTGACGCGCTTGCCTAGGAATAGGATTTTGTTCAAAAGTAGAACTAATACTACTAACACTAAATGAATCTGTTCCAAAACTACTATCCCACCAGGATTGATACACTTGTTTTATAAGGATTTTTATTGCAAGTTTAAGGTCTTCGGGAATAGCTTTAGCATCTGGATTTGCTAATGACAAGGCACTTGGAGTATCGTCTGTAATATATCCAGCAGTATAATCCACAAATATATTCCTATGACCTTTAGGATATCCCCCAAGCATCCAGATATACCCACGATCTACATAGCACTCAAAATCAATATAGCTGCCTTCATTCCAAGGCACGTACAAATATACAACATTTCCATTAATTGCATTTAGGCTATAAACAGGCCTAAGTTCTGTACTAAGATAATTTTGATAATCACTGCTTTGTAATTGAGCCCACCAACCATTTCCTGCTGCGCTAATAGCTGTGCATACTGAGCCTATAGTTGTATAGGTAGCAAAATCAATCACATTTACAATTGTCCCATCTTTAACCAGTCTTACTCCGGTGCTATTTACATTTACTGTTGCTGTGGTATATCGATTTGTATTCCATACACCAATTACATCAAGTTTAGAAATAACAAGTCTTTGAACTGAAGTAAGAGGGTATTGATAAGGGAATATTTTATCTCCAAATTCTCCGCCATCATGACGTTCAAAATAAGTAGCAAGTTCAAATTCTTTACGACAATATGTTTTTACCCACGCCTCTACTCCACTATGTATTTGTGATACAATAGCAGTAGGATTTCCCACACTATCATCACTCGTAATAGCGGCACTTGCAGCGTGACTTTGAGTAAACCCTATCATAAGACCAAGGCTTGAACCAGCATGAGTATAGGTAAGAGTATGTCCAGCGGGAACAGTAAATGTAAATTTTCTTGCGGTACTATCCCATACAACTACGGAAGAACAAGTAAGGGCAGTGTTTATAAGAGTTTGCATAGAGCTTGCAAGTTGGGTTCCTGTATATGTACCATCTGTCATTTTAACGCTTGTAGCCGTTCCTGTATCGTACTTAAGGATAAGGATATTTTCTGCTGCATTTACCGTAAAATACTGGTTTTCTATTTGCAAAAAGTCTAGGACTTCCGCCAATGGGACTATCATTTTATCCTCTTATGTAGAGATATACTGTTCCCTTTTTTGCGTTTCCCGCGCTATTTACACTTAGGGTCAGTTTTGTATTTGCTACACAACCAAGCAATGAAGCCAGGACTTGTTCTGTATTGGTTTGATCTCTAAGTAAACCCGCGCTCATAAGAGCGTCTACCCCATCTCCATCAAGAACTGTAACATTGTAGTTGTCACTTGGTTGATCTCCCACAGTACCCGGAACAGTTACAAGCCGTATTATTTCCCCAGTATAGCTCTTCTCCGTTGTTTTAACAGCTTTTCCTGCGTCTCCGCCACCATTAACACTTGTCCAGGCAAATGTAACTTTTTTGATATGTAAAAAATCTTCTTCTGTTATTGTAACTGTACCTAAATCAGCCATACATTATCTCCTTATACTATTTTTGCGCTCTCTTCTTTAACTCGTTTCAATACAATATGTGCTGCTTCATCTATTTGTTTATCTAGTGTTTCCTTTTTAAACATCCATAATGGTGAATCAAGTTCTGCTTTCAAAGCGTAGATGAAATCTTCAAAACCTATTTGTAATTGTATTTTATCATTTGTCAGTTCGTAATATATTTTTGGACCATTCCAATATCGACTGATTGTAAATTTATCTCCCATGCCCTTTTAACTCCTATTCATAAATAATTGTCGCGTCCAATCCATTACCAGTAGTAATCAAAATCAACCCCGTATTGAAAGGCAACATGTAATCTCTTATACCAAGTACAGCTGATGTTGTAGTTATAATACCGACTACTGGAGTAGTGCCTGTATTATTATCTACTATTGTGAGATTTGTTCCTGATGAATTATTGAAAATTATTTTATGTAATACTCCAGCACCAAGTTTTAATACGTGTGTCGCTGCATCTCCTGATAAGTGATAATAAATAGGCTGTGTTTCGTATTTCCCAAGTCTATGTATTGAGGATATTCTAACCGCCATTGTTACAGACGCTGCCAATATTCCAGAATTAAGACTGTCGGAAAAAGCATGAAACGACATAGTATCTGCCCATGTTTCAGCAGATGCTGTGAAGGTGTGTAATAAAAAACCATTTACTACAAACCACACTTTACTATTAGTCCAGTATATTTCTAAAGTATTAACAGTTATATTTAATGTGATACTTGTTCCTAGATCACCATTAAATGATGTAACCTTTGTTTCTACACCACCTTTACACGTGACAACACTAAACTCAGTTCCATCAAGCTGAAACCAAGCGCCATCAGTAATAGTTGGCATAGAAGCACCCCAGCCAACACCGCCTCTCCTTTTATTACCTGCTGTACCAATATCTCCTAATTGTCGTACTACGCGATAACGCATAGCATATCCAGAAACATATCTTGCACGACGCACAGAATATAAACTTACTGCTGCTCCATTAGATGTACCCGATGTTAATAATACCTGGGAATGGGATTGAGCTACACTTGCTGATGTTCCTGTAGCTGCTGCAGTCCAAAATTTGGTATCAATTGTGGTGCCTTCAAAACTAACACCAACAAGTCGAAATGGTTCCGTAGTTCGGATTTCTCCTGTAGGGGTATTATAAGCATCAAATCCAAAATTATCGCATATAGCTGATTTTAAATTTCCCCCATATGTTGCTCCTATATCAACAACCACCTCGTTAGGCTTTATAGCTTTTATACGTGAAGAAACACTAACTTCTTTTTGAATCGTAATATTAGTAAGGCCAATACTATTTGCTGTACAGAAAGAAAATTTTATCCCTATACATGCTGTAGGAGCAAACGAATACAACTTTGTACCGTATACCGTACTATTGGCAGAATCGTCGTAAGTTCCTCTTACGGTCCCATCACTACCTATAAATTCCATTTTAACATTTGAAAATGTGTGTCCAGTAGAAGCCATACAACCCAATCCAACAGAATTAAGATACAGGGCTCTATGAAATTCTATGTATAAAACCTTTGGATTAGTGACACTTGTATTGTATATTTCTGTGTGTAAATCAAGAAATGGATTTAATATCTCACCCGTCCATCCAACTTTTGTAGAATTAACAACATCTATATCACTAGAATATATTGCGTCTGATGATACATGAAGTGGATAAATAGCCCCTATGTCATTACTATTAGAATCAACAATATGAACCTCAAAATCTGCTCCTGTTCCTGGTTGAATATCCATTGGATTAGTAGGGCCTACATTAACCCACCAAAATGGCCGAAATTGGTAATCGCTGTTTATTTTAGATA